GCCACAGCACCCATTGTTGTTGGTAACAATACGGTGTTGTCATGTGCCAGTTCATTGGCTAGATCTAAGAAGCGTAGCTTCTTGTCCAGCTTGGCCAACAGCATGGTATCTTGTCTGTTGTAGTCAATGAACTTGGGAAAGTCTTTGTTGTAAAGTTGATCAAGAGTGCCTTCATAGGCAACCTTGCGCTCGTCTAGTTCGTATTCGCCGATGGCATCCAAGCTATAGCTGTGTCGTTCTTCGTATGTATACTTGCGGTACAGTTGCATATAGTCCATATGCACACGACCGATCAAGTCAAAGGTAATGTTTTCTGCACCAAAGCGTTCAAATGTACGTTCCTTGGGATACTGATTCCACAGGCAGTAACGGCGTGTGTCGTCTTTGCTCAGTACCTTTTTTGTACGCATGACCATATATGGAATATCGAAACCCTCGGAGTTCCAACCACTTAGGATGTCTGCATCTTCGATTAGGTTAAGGAATGTGTCAATCATGTCTGCTTCGTTGTCAAACAAGAAGCAGTTGTCAAAGGTGTCGCAGATTTCCTGTGCAGTCTCCCACGAATAACTCTTAGGCGGCACAACCAAGGTAACCATCTTATCCATCCAGTCTAGGTAAACTGAAATACTGGTAATAGGGTTAAATGGATCTTCGGGCTTGCTGTAGCCACGTACAGGATCGAAGTCTACCTCAATATCGAAAAAGGCTGTTTGTAGTTTTGGCGACGTGGAACCCATATAGTATTCCGCAAGACAGCGGAAGATGGGATTGATGTCGCTTTCCCAAAGGCGTTTGCCTGAGTGTACCTTTAGTTCTTTGTGAAATTCTTTGCCGTTACGGCTACTGAATCTGCTAACTGGTGTGTCGTAGATTGTTTTGAACTTGCCCTTGGGGTCGTCATAGTAAAAGATATACTGGGCCGGGTACTCTTTATATTCTCTGCGACCATTAACACGTTCTACAACGTGAATGCGGTCGCCTTGCCTATCATACAATGCGTCAATGTAACTCATATTTCTCCTGTGCTATTTCAAGCTAGCACTTGCTCTACTTGCCGTTTCAAGTCCGGCGAGACTCTAGTATTTATTGCTGTACCAACATCCTGATCAATCCGACTGTGTCGATTGTGGTAAGCAGGATATAATTAGCCAGCATACCAAAGGAACGACGACTATAAGCGCACCAAGCGTATATAGCACAACCTGTAATCCAAATGGGGTATAAAGCCAAGAGAGGTGGTGTTGGAACGGTGACTGCCATAGTGATAGAGCAGCCAATGCTAATAGCCCAAGCAAGGACCTCAAGACAAAAACGTACTCGATGACTTTTGAAGTCTTCTCGGATCCAGTTAAAGATGCCATATAATATGTCGTTCATAGATAGTAGATTATAGCTAGATAAGTTAGGTAATGCAACATCTGATCTAGCCCTAACAACCACCAGAACTGTTCGTGTGTGGTAGGACCGTAGCCCATACGCTTGTTTAAATTCATCTTGGCCCAGTCAACATGATAGTGTATCACAGTGTCTATGGCGGCCATCTTGGCCACTACCAGGATGGGTGCAAACGCATACAACACGGCTGCGGTTAGCACCCCGTGAATCAGTGCGTGTTCAACGCCACCCCAGTGGCCGTAGGTACCTTTGTTTGTGTAATGCTTGGCAACCTGTAATGGGTAGTCTGCTAGAAAGTGTTTGATGATAAACAGGCCTAGTAGCAGAACTAGACCATTATTAGTTAGCTCGGTCATTACAGGGTTTTACCAACTGTTTCCAGGATGGTGTTTAGTTGTTCGTGGTCTTGGTTAGTTTCACCAAGCTTGGCCTTGTGTGCAACCTTGATTGCCTTCTTAAGAACTGCGGGTTTGATTTCTAGTTCTTCGGCAATGGCTTTGACTGTGTCGTTTAGGCCTGCGGTGAGATCATCGATTTCGTGTAGAGTACGCATACCCTCGTTGATAATCTGCGTTAGCTTGATCTTTTGTTCACCGTTGAAAGTTTTAACGTCCATTGAAGTTCTCCAAATAAAGTTGTATTGTAGACAGTTGATTACTAAAAAGCAACTGGTTTATTCCCAAATGACCATTTTAAATCGTTCGTTTACTATGCCAAAGTAACGACACTTCCATTCGCTTTGAGCAAAGAAATCTAAATGGTGCCACTGGTCTTTTTGTGCAAGTAGACTAGCGCCAGCATCGTCCCAGTCGACAGCCAGTAACTTTGATTCGGCTTTGACTTTGAGTTCTTGTATTTCATTGTAGTCAAATCCGTCGTACTCCCAATGTAAAACTTCAAAGGCATTGCCGTTGCTGTCTACATAGTCCATGGAAAAGTCCAATCCCCATTTAGGACGTATGGCTATTATTTTATACAGCAATGGAAGTTCCTTGGCCCAGACTTTTAGTTCCTTTAGAGCATCCCCGGCGTAGCCTTTGCGTTCAAAGAGTAAACTGTGATTAAGCACTGCGCCTTCGATCTTATCTTTTTGTATTATCCAGTTTTGTTTTAAGGAGTATCTGTGCTCTCTGTGAGCTTTCACATTTGATCCGGCAAAGTGTTGCTCTATGACAGTAAGGTCGTAGCCATTTTGATCAAACAGTTCTACGTCGCTGGCACAGGGCTTGTAGATTAACTTAGCTATCGGACGACTCCAGTATCCGTCTGTGCTAAAATGATTGTCAGTGACTGATAGATCTTTCATAACAGAAATAGTGCTCACTTTGGACATCACGGTAGCGAATCGCTAGTCCGCCCAGCAGCCGGGCCACACGGTCCTAAGGCAGTGTGTTCTTTAGTTTAAGTAGACCCAGCCACTTAAACATGTTTATATACATCCAACCTATGTCAAACTCAAACCACTGTCGGCTTAGTTTAGGGCTAGCAGGTTGGAGATGATGGTTGTTATGTAACTCCTCGCCTCCCACAACAATGCCCCAAGGAACAATATTACGGCTGTGATCAGATGTCGATCCATTTCTATACCCCCACCAGTGTGCTAGTCCGTTGATGACTCCTGCGGCCCAGAAAGGAATCCAGATCATTTGTATGCCCCATATCAGGGCGCCAACCCAACCGAATAGCCAGCAGTTGAGCACAAGGAGAATGCCAATGCCAAGTCTACTGTGAGGCTGGTATAAGTGAAGCTCCAGCCAATCAGCAGGAGTGCCAACACCATATGCGTTAACCATATCTTTATCTTTTGACGCTGCATGATATAATAGTGCTCCTTGTGTTAATACCCGCCATAGACCAAATACGTGTGGGCTGTGCGGGTCCCCTGGCTCATCGCTGTGCCTGTGGTGCTTACGATGTATGGCAACCCATTGTTTAGTAACCATACCCGTTGTGAGCCATAGCCAGAAACGCATCGAGTGCCCAAGTACGGGATGAAACTCTATACCCCGGTGTGCTTGTCCTCTGTGTAAGAATACTGTAACGCACACAATGGTTATATGTGTTACTACCAGGGTATAGATTAACGCAGACATCAATGGAACTGGTCTGCTTCTGTTGAACTCTTGTTAGCAACAGTGCTGGTAGCACCAACAGCTTCACTGATAAGATCAAAGTAACCAACACCAACTTCACGTTGATGTTTGACTGTGGTAAAGCCACGCTCTTGTGCAGCAAACTCGCGTTGTTGCATTTCGCTGTAACCGGCCATACCACGTTCTTTATATGCTTCTGCCAACTCGAATGTGGCCAAGTTAACGCTATGGAAACCTGCTAGTGTAATGAACTGGAACTTGTATCCTAGTTCACCTAGTTCTCGCTGGAATGTCTCACACTCATCTTCGCTCAAAAACTTACGCCAATTAAAGCTAGGACTGCAATTATAAGCAAGCATTTGATCAGGAAACTCGGCGTGGATAGCATCTGCGAATTTCTTAGCTTGTGCGATATCAGGTGTACTAGTTTCAAACCATAAGAGATCAGCGTAAGGGGCATAAGCAAGACCTCTGCTAATACAAGCATCGATACCATTTTTAAATTTGTAAAAGCCTTCTTCAGTACGTTCATTGATAATAAAATCCTTGTCCAATGGATCGTGGTCTGACGTGATCAGTGTAGCACTTTCTGCGTCTGTACGTGCCATAATAACTGTGTCAACGCCAGCAACGTCTGCGGCTAGTCGTGCTGCGTTTAGTGTGCGAATCATTTGACTTGTTGGCACAAGAACTTTGCCGCCAAGATGTCCACATTTCTTTTCACTTGCAAGTTGATCTTCAAAGTGTACACCAGCAGCACCAGCTTCGATCATAGCTGACATTAGTTCGTAGGCGTTTAAGGCACCACCAAAGCCGGCTTCTGCGTCGGCAACAATAGGAAGGAAGTAGTCGGTGTGATCCATATTTGAATAACCCGATTCAACGTATTCCATGTGTTGAATTTGATCTGCGCGACGGAAAGCATTGTTAATACCTTTGACAACACGGGGTACACTGTCAACGGGATATAAACTCTGATCGGGATAGGTTTGATTTGCTGTATTATTGGCACCAGCAACTTGCCAACCGCTAAGATAAATGGCTTTTAATCCGGCCTTGGCATGTTGTACTGCCATCTGACCATTGTAAGCACCTAGTGTATTGATATACGGCTCAGTTGCCAATAAGGTACGAAGACGTGCAGCGCCACGCTTGGCTAATGTGTGTTCGATTTGTACGCTGCCTTGTAGACGTTGCACTTGCTCTTTTGTGTAGTTACGTTTTTTCATTTGGTTCTCTTGAAAGTATTAGTGTTAATACTTATATCTAAAATTTAGTCTTGATCTTTTTGTGAGATTGCTCTTAGTTTGTGTGCTAGTGCATTAATGTCAACTGGTCCACGCTCACGCTCTTGGTCACTGGCTTTTTTGGCCATACGCTTTACCATATTCTGGTATTCGTTGTCATAGTCGGCTTCGTCCTCTTCACCTTCTTTGAACCAGTTTGGTCCACCTAGGCTGGAAGATTTAGTTGGGGTCATTGGGGCCTTGACAAGGAAGTATCCTTCTTTGGCCAAATGGGCCTGAACATCTCGTTCTGGTGCATTAAATGTCTGCACCACTTGTCCATTGGAGATTAGTTGGAAAGACTCACCATCTTGATGTAGGGTAAAAGTTTCTCCCTTTTTTCTATAGGTTAGGTCTTGTTGTCCGGGTACTGTGCCAACTCTAGAAACAAACTTCTTTGGTGCAGCCGGAGCAGTTTTAAAGAAGTTTAGTTCATCTAGTTGTTCGTCATCTTGATTCATACTAACCTCTTCATTGCTCTGGCCCTTGGCAATGTCATCCAACTCCCTGACAAATACGTCAAGAAGTTCTTTGGCAGCGCCATCCCCCCACTCTAGACTTTTAACAATGGCTTTTGGTCCTTGGGTTTTTGCCTGTTGGGCAATATGGCTGGCCAGTTTTGGAGTCAGATGTGGCAGTCCTTCTGGATCACCTTCGTTCTCATTGGCCTTTTCTTTTCTAGCATCCAACTTGTTAAACGCACGACTGAATCCTGCTACACTCTTGTTACGCTTGGCTGCGCTACGCTTGGTAGGATCTTTTTCATGCTTCTGTGAATCGGCATCTACTTTGGTTAGATAACTTGTTAGTGTTTCGTCGCTGACTTCATTGACACCTTGCTTCTTCAAATAGCCATATGAACTTACGAAGTCACTAGGGAAATCTTCATCACGGAAAATACCTTGTGCCCTTGATCCTAATTCTCCTTTGGCTATTTTATAACCAAGATTTAGTATTTCATTTTCGTCTGTGAGGTCAGGATTCGTATCAAATACTTGCTGTGCTAGTTGCTCATAATAGTAGGCACCGAACTCAGCGCCTTCTGCCACGCCCGACTCTTTGTATTTCTTCCAACGATCTACTCTATGACCACATTTACAAGTCACCTTGCCTTGCATATCGTCGTGTTGACTACGCTCTTGATACTTACCCCGCTTACACTTTTCGCAAGTTTGACCAGTCATATCTTTATTTTCAGCCTCTTCTGCCACACCTTGGTCCAAGTTATAACGGCGTGGGTTTGAACGACCCAGACCTTTAGGTCCCATTGCATGTTCTAATCCGGCGTAGAATCCCGCATCATATTGCGGATCGTCACTGTGTTGGTCATTGTATTCATCTTCAACACCATCATTCCAACCCACTTTATACATGTGACTTACTGCTGGTTTAACAGGCTTTGATTCTGGGGACGTTGATGCTGTGACACCAGTGTGCATATTTCTGTAGTTGCCATTGGGCAGTTTAATCCACTTCTCTCCGCCTTCGTCAATGTTAGGATTACGCCAACCCTTGTCCACTTTTTCAGCATTGCTCATGCCTTTTGTTGGGGGTCGTTCTGCCTTCGCCTTCTGACGCTTTGCCCAACGCTCTTTGTTGCGCTCTACTTGTGCAGGGCTTGCTTTCTTTTCTTTGCTTAGGTCACGATACAGTGCTTTACCCAGTGCGCTAGTATGTGGGTTCTTTTCGCCTTCCGCCACACCCTTCCAATCAGTTTCGCCACCTAAATCATCAATATACATTGCTTGCTTGATGATGTTTAGTAGATATTTCTTGGCTTCTGGTGTAGGCGCCATTTTAGCATATTGTTTTGCTGTGTAATCATCACCGTTCTCCAACGCATCTCTAACATCTTGCTCAAGGCGAGTTGTGTCAGGGTCCCATCCTTCCGCCACACCTTGCTTCTTGCCCTGTTCATAACCTTTCTTGTATTGGCTATGCTCTTGTTCTTCACCTGGCTGGTCATATGGATTATCATATGCTCTGCCTTTTTTAGCGTCATCACGACCTTGGTCATATGGAGTTGGCATACCAGGATTGCCAGTACCCTTCAAGCCTTCCGCCACACCTTGCTTTAGACGCTTGCCAGCAATGACTTCAACACCGTTGATTTCCAATGGATACCAATCCTGAGCCGCTAAAGCATCAAATATATCTTCTAAAGAACTGGCTTTCCATTTTAGTTTTGTTGGCTTCTTTAGTGCGTTGCCTTTGTCAAGTGCTAATATGTTATAAATCTGTTCAGAGCCTTCGGCCACACCTTCCGCTTCAAAATCTCTACTGGTAAGAGATAGGGCATACTTGATATACTTGTCGTTAAACTTTAGAATGCTCTTTAAGTGTTCAAGACCGTCAGGCGTAAATGTCTGTGCCTTATGATCCCACATACCGTATTCGTCACTCAATCTACTTACAATGTTCTGAATCTTGCCTTTGATTTTGTCGTCAATACCAAAGAATCCTTCCGTTACACCTTGATCTGACTGTAGATCATTTAGGATGTCTTTGAGCTCCAACGCTGCTCGGCCTAAGGTAACTGGATCTTCTTCGGTAATGATACTGTCAATATCGCCTTCGTAACGGTCCCACAACTCTGCCCAGACAGGGGCACGATCATTTAAATAGTCCAGGGCATCATCGCCCATGTCGTAGATTTCATTGTAGATGCGTCCGATGATTCTACCTAGTTTGCGGCTTTGCGGATCGTTGCTTTCTGCTACACCTGCTTTTTTCTTTTTAGCAATGGCTATGGCCGCTTGCTGTGCGGCATTTGCAGCTTCATTGGCATTAGGCACACAGTTAGGTACTGTACGACCATTTTTCTTTTTTGTTCCTACCGGATGATATCCCTTCCAGCAGGGGTTCTCTGTGCGAAGACTTTCACTTACATGAGTGCAGTTACAGGGAGTTTGCCCACATACTGTACACATATCACGGCCTAGGCCGCCAAACATATCCTGAACACGCATATTATACTCCGCCTTGTGCTTGTTTTAGTAGACGATCATATTGACTCTTCAATCCAGCATTGGCCTTGATCTTATCTAATGCATCTTGTTCGTCTGGTGTTAGTTCTTCTCCTGGTTGAGTTGTTGGAGAAGTAGTCTTGGTAGCAGGTGCTCCTGCGCTTGGTGCAGCTGGCGCTTTGCCGTTGGGATTAACTGGATCAGGCTTGGTGCTTAATGCAGCCTGTTGAGACTTTGCGGCTGCAACACTGCCTAGTGCGCTACCATCGGCACCTAGCTCGCTGACTATTTGTTCAGTGGTTTGACCAACAATGGCATCATAGTCTTGCATGGTTAAGACACGGCCTTCGCCGCTTAACTCGATAAGACGTTCAGATACATCGTGCAGGTCCATGTCTGTTTGTGCATCTTCGCGAGCATATTCAAACAGACGAATCATCAATGGAACATCCATAGTAACTTTGTCTGCGGGATTGGCAGCTTCTGTGACGCCTTTGCTTAGTAGTTCTTTGGCTCTTGTTAGTTCTTTAACCTGAGACAAAAGCTGTTCATATTTTTCTTTTCCTTGGCGCCAAGTGTTTCTGGCACCATATTGGTAGTCTTGATATGCAGACTGCATGGCTGGCTTTAGGCGCTCTATTTCGGCATCAATGTCCACACCAGCATATTTGTCTCGTAGGCTTTGTTCAGCCGCAGCACGCTCTTTGCTGGCTCGAGCCTGTTGTTGTGCCATTACTCTGGTACCAGCACGATCGATGCCCGATGATCTTGTAAGTGCTTTTTTAGCATGACGTGCTCGCTCTTCAGGGTCATTGGCAAATGCCGCAGACATCTGTGATAAGGCTCTTGACTTTTTGGCCTTGGTCATGTAATCGCCTAAGCTGACTTCATCTATTTCTTCTTTTTCGTCTTCAAGCTTTTCTTTTTGCTTTTCTTCTTTTTCTTTGGCCTGCACGTCTTTGAAGTCTTGATACTTCTTGGACAACACATCTTCTAGTGTGGTATCTTCACCGACTAGACGCCCTTTAAAAGGATGTTCAGTGCCATCAACTTCGGCTTGGTCTGTGCCGCGAACTTGGTCACCAGGCTTTTGCCCTACTTCTTCTCCGGCAAACTGATTCTTGCCTTCCATTAACTTTACTAAGTTGATCATGTCACTGTTGTGGTTCATGACTTTTTCCTTTTAACAATTTTCTTTTTACCAAACAGCAATGGCATGGCAGCTCCGCCGATACTGGCAGAACCAGTGGCTCCTGCGCTGGCGTTCTCACCTAGCTGCGGTTGTTGCCCGCTCATTAATTCATATTCTAGCCACTCACGTACTGTGCGAACATAGTCGTTGGCAATGCTGATCTTTTCGCTGGCCCAGCCATCGATACCATTGGCTTCGGCAACATTTTTTAATAGCTTGTGCAGTTCAATGGCATTTTGTGCGATGTGATAGCATTCTTCGCGGGCCATTTGTACTTCGTGATCGCGATGCATGGCCTGGGCATCGTCGGCGATCTGTACAGATTCTTTGATAAAGTCAGTGGTCTTCATAATAGTATATTTATTGGCTTAGTTTCTGTTGCATTATGTGCAAAACTTGTTCGTTGTAGTTACCAAACAGGTCTTTGACAATGGCACGTTGTTTCTCTGGAGTGGCGTTGGCAAACTGGGCGCGAACTTCTGTGGCGCTACGCATGGGTTTTCCCATAACAGAAAAATCAAAGGTGGGCACAGTTAGAATATAACCATGACGATCTAAGGTTTCCATTTGGTCTGGATTACCGGGCATGGGTTGGAAATAGGCTGGTGTGCCGTCTTTTTTAGTAAAACTGGCAAACCGTGGATCTTCTGCCATGTCTTTTTCGCTAACAGCAAAGACTAACTTGGTACTCTTAGGGTCGTATTTGGATACTAACTCTAAGGCACGATACGGTTGGCTGGTCTCTACGACACGATCTAGATGTACCCCGGTAAGAGCCATGAACTGTGCCTTATCGCTGAAGCTAAATGGGCTCTTTGGCTGTTCTACTTTGTTACTAGTAGCGATAAAAACAGCGTCCCGGCCGTAGCGTTTAACCAGCCAGTCGTAGACAGCTTTGTGTCCCTTATGAAAGGGCTGGAAACGACCCGGGTATACTACCAAGGTGTTTGCAGCCCGTCCTTCAAATAATTCAGCAATAAACATATATCTTCCGTTTATTGCTATATTTAGTGTTGTTAAGCGTTTGCTGGTTCTGCTTCCTGTGGTTGAGCAGCCCGTTTAGCGGCGCTAAAGTCCGGCATCTTGCTCAAATCGCCTTGATATTCGTAGTGACCCACGTGGTTTAGCAATACTTTGCTGTGCGCCCAGATTTCGCCGCCAAGCTTTTGCCAACGACGGCAGAATAACCAATCCTCACTTAGGTAGTGCCCTCGTTCGTCAATCGCTACATCAAATATAGCGTACATCATTGGTTCAAACTGCTTACCAAGTCCGACATCATCGACGTACTTGGTTTCTGGGTGTGCAGCAATCAGTTTCTCGTAGACACTGCGACGGAACAACAGGAATCCTGTGCCCATGGTGTCTACTGTAAAAATGTCACCTTGGATCTTGGTCTGTGGCAGCAAGTTGATAACATAGTTACTGGGAATACTTTTCTTGGGATATAAGCCGCCGATAACTTCCTTTTCAAAACTCAGCATCTGGAAGATACTTTCTGGTTGGAAGCGAATGTCGGCGTCAATGAACATAAAATGTGTGGCCTTGTCATTGGTCATCATTTTAGCCATTAGGTTGTTACGTCCCCGGGTAATCAATGACTCGTTGACCATGGTGTCTAGGCTCCACTGTAGTCCCATTCTGCTGGCCATTAGGATAAAACGTAGCAAGCTGGTCATTGTGGGTTCACTGACCATTCCTCCGTAGCAGGGAATACCAATATGCAAATGAATCTTGCTAAAGTCGTAGGGAGTTCCGGGCTGTGCTTGAGCAACAGGCTGTTGCTGGGTCTGAGCATTACGTTTCATCAGATCTTGGATTTTTTGAACTACTTCAGTGGCGTTTGAGCCGGGTAGATCTATAGACTGGTTTTCAGTGGTCATTGATTTCTTTCTTAGTTGATTAGGCTTTATTGACTTCGACAACAACACCGTTGCCAAGTAATTCTTCTGCTACACTAGATAAAGCGACCATGATGTCATCGTTGACAATGTCGCTGTCGGCTGCTGTGTCTGAATTTTTGTGTAGTTTGCTTACAGTGATAACAATCACTTCTTCTTGAATACGTGCCATGGTGAACTCCTAGATCTTGATAGTCTGACAAGTAGAATATTTATCGACTACAACTACCTCATGAATATTTGACACTATTCCTGCTTCGATGATGTTTAGCATAGTAGCAATGTCCGGGTCGTTGGCATAGATCCAAGCACCCCAGATAAACGGATAGGGCTTTTCTAGATTGCGCCAAACACCGTCACTGACCCGTATTTGGTCTTTGATCTGTTCTAGGTAGCCACACAAGGCTGCTTTATTTTTAAATGTACCGTCCCTGAGCACAATCTTGTACTTGTACCCTGGATCAGTTCTGGCAATAATACAGTTTCGATCCAATATTTCTTTTTCTGCGGCCGTGGTACGTGTAACGGTATCAATGTTCCCTTGCCAATCCTTTAATATAGTATTGGCCAGCTCTATTAGTTTTTCTTCTGTTTCGGCATAGACAGTGACGTAGGGTTCCTCGACTCGCAGTCGAATCTGATCTTGGTATTGATCTTTGATTGATCTAAAAGCTTCTAACTGTGCAGAATCTATTTCGTCTATGCGCTCTCTAGTTGCACGCCAACTACCTCCGTAGTTAAAATGTCTATGCAACATCTGCCTCTCTACTATTGCCGCGGGAATATCTCCGTCACTGTGAATAATACGTCCGCCGGGGCAAAAGTATTTTACGGTATAGTAGAATCTACCAAACATTCTCTTTTTGGTAGATTTTATTACAACTTTATGATTAAATTTAGTCCAGTCGAAT